GGTGATACAGCTGGTCTTTGTGCAAACACAGATAATGTTGCTGATCCTTGGTTCTCACCTGCTGGTTATAATCGCGGTATTATAAGAGGTGCAATTAAACTTTCTTATAATCCACAGAAACCAGATAGAGATATTCTTTACAAAGCTCGGGTTAATCCAGTAGTTAATTTTCCCGGCATTGGCGTAACACTCTTTGGTGATAAGACTGCTCTTTCTAAACCAAGTGCATTTGACCGTATTAACGTGCGCCGACTGTTCCTTGTTCTTGAAAAAGCAATCGCAACCGCTGCTAAATATCAACTCTTTGAATTCAACGATGAATTTACAAGGGCGCAATTTAGAAACCAAGTTGAACCTTTCTTACGAGATATTCAAGGTCGAAGAGGCATCACTGATTTTTCAGTAAAATGTGATGCAGCAAATAACACTGGTGAAGTTATTGACCGAAACGAGTTTGTTGGAGATATTTACATCAAACCTGCTCGTTCAATAAACTTTATCTCATTAAACTTTATTGCGGTACGAACTGGTGTATCGTTTAGCGAGGTAGGGGGATAAGACATGGCTACTATTAACGACTTTAAAGCAAACTTAATCGGTGGTGGCGCAAGAGCCAATCAGTTCAGAGTGACTATTACGCCTCCGCCCGGCATCGCAATTGGTCTTGATGTTCGTAGAACATCTTTCATGTGTAAAGGAAGTTCACTTCCTGCTCAGGAATTGACTCCAATTGAAGTTCCCTTTCGCGGCAGAAAAATTTATATTGCTGGTGATAGAGAATTTGCTGAAACTTGGACTACTACATTCATTAACGATACGGATTTTATGGTTCGTAACGCATTGGAACGATGGTCTAATGGAATAAATGACTTGGCACTAAACACTGGTGTTATTGACCCTGCTGATTATCAGACAGATTTGACTGTTGAACAATTGGATCGTGACGATACAATTCTGAAAACATATATCTTTAGAAGTGCATGGCCAGTAAGTATTACTGCAATTGAACTATCTTCAGAATCAGCTGATGCTCTTGAAGAGTTTGAATGTACGTGGAGATATCAACACTTCGAAGCTTCAGGCGTCAACTTTTAGTCCTACTAAATAGTTATAACTAGTAGGAGATATTATGGCTGAGTTATTTGGTTTCAAGATTGAAAGATCATCTAAGGATTCGGGTGGGGAAGCAACCTTCTCCACCCCAACTTCCGATGACGGTACTATTGACGTTGCCGGTGGTGGTTTTTTTGGACAAGTTTTAGACACAGATGGTAGAGAACGAACCGATTTAGATTTAATTCGGAGGTATCGTGATATTGCACAGCAAGCAGAATGTGATACTGCAATAGAAGATATAATTAATGAAGGTATCGTTGCAAATCAAAACGATGTAGCAGTAGAAATTACTTTAGATCGTTTACCCTATCCAGAAAAAATTAAAAGAAAAATTCGTACAGAATTTCATGAAGTTCTGCGGCTTCTTAGTTTTGAACAAAAAGGTCATGACATCTTTCGCAGATGGTATGTAGATGGTCGTTGTTTTTATCACAAAATAATTGATAGCAAAAACCCTAGAAAGGGTATCACTGAATTAAGATATATTGATCCTACTAAAATTAAAAAAGTAAGAGAAGTTAAAAAAGGTATAGACAAAAAAACTTCAATACAGATGACTGAAAAGGTTGAAGAGTATTATATCTATAATGAAAAGGGACTTGCTTCTGCTGGAACTTCTGGAAGCAATCAAGGATTAAAGATTTCTTTAGATTCAATTACATATTGCCCATCTGGATTGATTGATGGCAATACTGGTCGAGTTCTTTCATATTTACACAAAGCAATTAAACCTGTTAACCAACTTAGAATGATTGAAGATGCACTAGTTATCTATCGCATCTCTCGCGCACCTGAACGTAGAATTTTCTACATTGATGTGGGTAATCTGCCTAAGGTGAAAGCAGAACAATATCTGAAAGACGTAATGAATCGTTATCGTAACAAGTTAGTGTATGATGCATCTACTGGTGAAATCAGAGATGACCGAAATCATATGTCTATGCTTGAAGATTTTTGGCTTCCACGGAGAGAAGGTGGTCGAGGTACAGAGATTACAACTTTGCCTGGCGGCTCTAATCTAGGAGAGATTGATGACATTCAATATTTTCAAAAGAAACTTTACAAGTCTTTAAATGTTCCAATCTCTCGTATGGATTCTGATGCTGGTTTTTCTTTAGGTAGAGCATCAGAGATAACAAGAGATGAATTAAAATTTACTAAGTTTGTACAACGTATTCGTAAGAAGTTTGTTCCTTTATTTACAGACATTCTTAAATCACAACTTTTATTGAAAGGTGTGATTGCACCAGAAGATTGGCCATCAATTCAAGAACATCTTCAATATGACTTCTTACAAGACGGTCATTTTGCAGAGTTGAAAGATGCAGAACTTCTTAATGACAGACTTTCAGCACTTGATTCAATTCAAGGATATATTGGTACTTTCTTTAGTAAAGAATATGTATTAAAGAAAGTCTTGCGTATGAATGATGCAGAAATTGCTGATATGAATGTGCAAATTAAAAAGGAACTTTCTGTCGATCCTATGGACGGTGGTATTACTATTCCTGATGGTGGTGATGGAATTACTCGTTACCCACAAGATAGTGGTGGAAACATAGTAACACCAGAAGAAATGCCCGATTACGAAGAACCCGAAAAGGAAGGAGATAAATAATGAGTAAAGAATTTGTAGATGCATTGGCATCAGAAAATAACCTAGAAGCAGAAACAGTTTTTAAAACTGCAATGGCAGCAAAAATTGGAGATGCACTAGAAACTAAACGGTCAGAAGTTGCAAAGACATTTGTGCAACAAGCAAAAGACGAAGCAGCTGAAGAAGAAGTAGGCAATGACTAAGAAATTTGAAGGGGTATATTCATCTGTTGTTGAAAAGGATGAACATAAGAAATCCAAAGCATATAAGAAACTTTCTCCAAAAATGAAAGGTGCTGTTGACCAGATTTTTAAGAAAATGGATTCTAAACCTTCGGATTTCCTAAATACTTTTGACAAAACTATTAAAGACGTTTCCAAAAGTTTTAAAGTTCGAGAAAAAGAACTTATGAACTATTTTGAAAAAGAAATGTTATCAATCTAGGAGTGAATAATGGCATTTGCAACACAAACATTAGTAGATTCAGATTTTGAATTAGTTACTAAAACCACTATTTCTGGAACAAACGGAACTGCAACAAAAATTATAGATGTATCCGAAATAGCAGGAGCTGCAACTGATCCTAGAGTGTCTATTGTTGCTATTAGTTGGACAGTTAGTTCTATACTAGAAATTGAGTGGGATGCTACATCAAATGTCACTTGTATGTCATTAAACGCAAACGGCAGTTATAATGGTGGTGGTCAAACATTACCTACTTTAGCAAACAATGCTGGTTCTGGGATTACAGGAGACATTTTCTTTGAAAATGATGCAGCTTGTATCGGAACAGTTTGGATGAAAATGAAAAAAGTATCTGGGTTTGATAACATCACATAGAGGATAGGAGTATGAGTACAGTTAGATTATTTTCAGAAGCAGTAGACCACGATGTAGAATACATCACCGAAGAAAAAGAAGGCGGTGGTAAGAACTACAAAATTCGTGGTATCTTCATGCAGGCTGATATTAAAAATCGTAATGGTCGAGTATACCCTATGGAAGTACTTCAGAACGAAGTATTAAAGTATAACAAGAATTTTATTAAAGAGAAACGTGCATATGGTGAACTAGGACACCCTGATGGCCCAACGGTCAATCTGGAACGTGTATCCCATATGATTACCTCTTTAGAACCAGATGGTAAAAATTTTATTGGTGAGGCAAAAATAATGTCAACCCCTATGGGCGAGATTGTTAAGAGTCTTATGGATGAAGGTGCAAAACTAGGTGTTTCCTCACGGGGAATGGGTAGTTTAGACCAAAAAGGCGGTGCAAGTTATGTTCGGGATGATTTTTATCTCGCAACTGCTGCTGATATTGTTGCTGATCCTTCTGCTCCCAACGCATTTGTTGAGGGTATTATGGAGGGTAAAGAGTGGGTTTGGAAACATGGTCATCTCTTTGAAGCAGAGTTAGAAGACTTAAAACAAAAATTTGATGTGGTTCAAGCAAAAAGAAATCATGTTCAAGAAGCTTTGGAATTTGCTAAGTTCCTCAAAAATTTATAACTTATAAATATAAATACAGAAAAGGTAAGGAGACACCATATGTCCGAATTAGATAAAACAATTGAAGAGCTGGAAGCTGATGTACTTGCAGAACTAGAAGAGGCATCTAGACAGCCTACTGATGGTGCTGCTCCTTCTGCAAAAGCTGAAAAAATCGCTGTGAAAACGCCAGGCGGAGAAGTAGTGGACGGAGGGCCAGCAGTAGTTGACCCAACAGCCAAAGCTTCACCAACAGACGTTGCAGTTAAGAAAGCAAAAGAAGTTAAGAGTGATGCACAACAAAAAGGTTCAGGCAAATCAGATAAACCACAAAAACTCGCAGCTGGTCATGAACCAGAAGGTGAAGAGAGTATAATGGAAACGCCTAAAACCAAAATGGAATACATGACTGCCATGAAAGATATGATGGCTGGAATGGATAAGATGAATAAAGAAAAACTCATGGCAGCATATGAAAATATGAAAAATGCTATGACTTATGAAAAAGCAGAACCTACTGAGGAAGAAACTCAGAAGGCAGAAGCAGTTGAAGCAAGAATCAAAGATATCAACGTCAAAGAAGACGTACAAGCTTTGATGAACGCTGATGACAGTCTTTCTGAAGACTTCAAGGTTAAGGCAGCAACAATATTTGAAGCTGCTGTTAAATCAAAAGTACGTTCAGAAATTGAACGTATACATGAAGAAGTTAGTTCTGAGAAAGAAACCGAAATGGAAACTTTCAAAGAAGGACTTACAGAAAAAGTTGATACATATCTCAACTACGTTGTAGAAACATGGACTAAAGAGAACGAGTTGGCAATAGAACGCGGTTTGAAGGGTGAAATTGCAGAAGACTTTATCTCTGGACTGAAACAGTTGTTTGAAGATCACTACATTGATGTGCCGAATGAAAAATATGACGTTCTTGAAGCACAATCTGAAAAGATTACCGAATTAGAAGATAAGTTAAATGAATCAATTGAGAAATCAGTTAAATTGTCTAACCTAACATCTAAACTAGTTCGCGAACAGGTTATATCTGAGGTTTCCGAAGATTTAGCCGACACAGAAATTGAGAAGTTCAAATCCCTTATAGAAGACGTTGATTTTGGAAATGAAGAATCATTCCGAGAAAAACTGAATACTTTGAAAGAAAGTTATTTTCCTAAAGGTACTGTAGTTGAACATACATTTGATGATGAAGATGGAACTGCCGCCAAGGACATTGATACGACAGGTGCGATGAGTGCTTATTTGTCGGCAATTAGTCGTAATCAAAAGGCAAGTGCATAAACTATATTATACTTGATGTATAAAAATTAATAAAGGAGAAACAAATGTTTCAGACAGAACATCTACAAGAAAAATGGCAGCCAGTCCTAGAGCATCCCGATCTTCCTAAGATCAGCGATCCTTATAAACGGGCGGTTACTACTCTCATCTTAGAGAATCAAGAAAAAGCTTTAAAAGAAGACCGAGGATTTCTCGGAGAAACCGCACCTGTTAATAGCATGGGTGGTGGACAAATGGATACGTGGGATCCGATATTAATTTCCCTAGTGCGCCGTGCAATGCCTAACTTAATTGCATATGACGTATGTGGTGTGCAACCAATGACAGGGCCTACTGGTCTTATCTTTGCAATGCGCTCATCATTCCTTTCACAAGACGGTGCAGAAGCACTTGTTGGTGAAGCAATGCCGGGACAAACTGGTGCATCTAATCAAAACTCTGCTGGTGATATTGGTGGTGGTGATGTTGGATCATCCGAAACTAACCCTGCTGTTCTTAATGACAGTCCATCCGCTGGTACTTACACAAGTGCAACTGGTATGACAACTGCTCAAGCAGAAGCATTAGGTGATAGTTCAGATAACGGATTTGCTCAGATGGCATTCTCAATCGAGAAGTCAACTGTTACTGCTGTTAGTCGTGCGCTAAAAGCTGAGTACACAATGGAACTTGCACAAGATTTGAAAGCAATTCATGGTCTTGATGCAGAAACAGAACTTTCAAACATCCTAAGTTCTGAAATCCTCGCAGAAATCAACCGCGAAGTTATTCGCTCGTTGTATGTTACTGCGGTTAAAGGTGCTCAAGTTAACACAACTACTGCTGGTATCTTCGATTTAGATACAGATTCTAATGGTCGTTGGTCAGTTGAAAAATTCAAAGGTCTTATGTTCGCAATAGAACGTGATGCTAATGCAATTGGTCAACAGACTCGTAGAGGTAAGGGTAACATGGTTATCTGTTCAGCTGATGTTGCATCTGCACTTCAGATGGCTGGTGTACTTGATTATACTCCTGCTCTTGCAAACAACCTAAACGTAGACGACACAACTACCACATTTGCTGGTGTTATGAACGGACGTTATAAAGTATATGTTGATCCATATGCATCTAACGTAGCTGCTTCACAGTACTATGTTGTTGGTTATAAGGGTACTTCACCTTATGACGCTGGATTCTTCTACTGCCCATATGTTCCATTACAAATGGTACGTGCGGTTGGTGAAAATTCTTTCCAACCTAAGATTGGTTTCAAGACTCGTTATGGTCTTGCTGCTAACCCATTCGCTGCTGCTGGTGCAGTTGCTGCTGGAGACACAGTTAACTCTAATGGTTCTCTTGATGCAAACACCAATGCTTGGTATCGTAGGGTTAAAGTATCAAACCTTATGTAAAAAACATAAGAGTTGGGTCAACCAACCTAGAAAAAGGGGAATTCTTCGGGATTCCCTTTTTTTTGGCCTTTATTTAAAAAGGGTATTGACATTAACTAGTACAGTATGTTATAGTAGTACTTCAATCAAATTTGATTGTTAACAAGGAGAAATTATTATAATGATTACTTTTACAAAAACTGAAAAGGTTCTTAACGCACTTGTGAGTGGAGCAGAACTTACTGCAAAACAGATTACATCACGATATGGGGTAAAAAATGTTCGTGCGGTTATGAGCAAACTACGCACAGAGGGATACCCTATTTTCCTCAACAAGAAAGTGAGTTCATTTGATGGACAAACCTATAGCAAGTATCGTTTAGGTACTGCACCACGATCAGTGATTGCAGCTGGTTATCAGGCGCTTCGCGCTGTTTAAAACCATTTAAATATGGTAAAAAGGGAACTAAGTTCCCTTTTTTTTTGTCTAACAATTAGGACAAACTAAAAACCATAAATAGATTGGATAAGCTAAAATAAGGAGGAAAATATGGCAACTACTTTTACAGAAACAAATAAAACGGTAGCTACAGAAGCTTGGGATAAAAACGAGTGGTATGATAGCAGATACTACAAGGCTGGCATGGCACTAATGTTAGCAGTCGCAATTTTTTGGATTTGGTATCAAAGGACTTTTGCATATAGTCATGGCATGGATTCTATGGAGCCAGAATTTGAAAAAGTTTGGATGGGTCTGTGGCGTGTACACATGACTGTAATGCCTACATTTGCATTGATTGCATGGGGTTGGATTTGGCAGACAAGAGACACCAAAGAAGAATTGGATAACCTAGACCCAAAACTAGAAATCAAGCGTTATTTCTATTGGATGATGTGGTTAGGTGTATATCTATTTGGAGTTTATTGGGGTGGAAGCTTCTTCACCGAGCAAGATGCTTCATGGCATCAGGTAATCATACGCGATACTAGTTTCACACCTAGTCATGTCGTAGTATTTTATGGTTCTTTCCCGATGTACATTGTTTGCGGAATCTCTAGTTATCTCTATGCTATAACTCGTTTACCACAATACAGTAGGGGTACATCATTTCCATTAGTTTTCGCAATTGCTGGCCCGTTAATGATTTTGCCAAATGTTGGTCTAAACGAATGGGGACATGCTTTTTGGTTCATGGAAGAACTATTTAGCGCACCATTACATTGGGGATTTGTAATTCTCGGTTGGTCTGGTCTGTTTGCAGGTGGAGTTGCCGCACAGATAATTACTCGTTATTCTAATTTGACTGATGTGATCTGGAACAATTCTGATCCTATCATTCTGAATAACAGGATCAAACCCTAACAATTGATAACATCATAAATATGGTACGATAGAGGGAGAACTTTTTGTTCTCCCTTTTTTTGTTATAAATAGTATTATGACTACATCACAATCCCCACTAGGCAGACAGCCAGATAAGTTAGACTACGCAAGTCCAACTCAATTTAAGTTTGGCATACTTCAACTTCCTAAAGTTGAATTTTTTACGGTTACTGCTAATGTGCCTGGCATATCTGGCACACCATCAGTTTTAAATACACCATTTAAAAATATACCTACATTGGGTGATAAGCTTGAATATGAAAATCTTTCAATATCTTTTATTGTAGATGAATATCTAGAAAATTATCTATCTTTACACGATTGGATAACAGGGATTGGTTTTCCTAAAAACAGAGGACAATTTTCAACACACAGAGATGTAACATCAACTGCGCCTGCAAGTCAAAGGTCAACAAGTTCAGACATTGGTGATGTTGGTTCTTCAACACCAGATAAATCAATGTACTCTGATGCAAACCTTATGATATTATCTAATAAGAATAATCCTATTGTTGAAATTAATTTTGAAGATGTATTCCCAATATCATTAGGTGGATTAGAATATTCACAGGCTGCAACCGATGTTGAAAACTTAATCGCAACTGCTGAGTTTGCATACAAAATATACGAAATAAAAAGTTTATAAATATAACTGAGTAGAAAAGATAACGCTTTAATAATACACATTTAAGACTTTCTAAGAAAGTTAAGATATACCTGAGAGTACATCGACACTACTCACACTTTGAAGAGAAATATAATATAATGAATTTAGACCAGTTAAAAGAAGAAGCTAGAACCGACCTTGTGATTAGTAATCAAGAGGATTTAGCATCTGAATCCCTTACTAATCAAAAAATAAAATCAAAATACCTTGACCACAGGTCAAAGTTTCAATTGCTGTTGCAAAAACACAATGGAGACTATCAACGTATGTATCGTCAGAAATGGGAATACTACGGTGGTAAATCTGATGCAAAAGTTTATGTATCTAAACCATTTGATTTAAAAGTTCTTAAAACCGATCTTGCAATGTATATTACTTCTGATGAAGAAGTTATTGAACTAATGAATAAAATTGGATATCTAGAAATTGTTATAAAATATATTGATGGTGTAATCAAATCAATTGACAATCGTGGGTGGGATATTAAAAACGCAATAGAGTGGAAAAAGTTTGAAGCAGGAATGGTGTAATGAATGTAGATACTTATATAAAATATTATGAGGGTATTGTTCCTGAAAGTTTATGTAATGATTTAATTGGCTATAATTTTCCCTATAAGCCATCTACATACTCAACACACGATAGCGGTGCAATTGTAAAAGAAGATCGTGTTCAAATGTCTGACTCTTGGATAAAAAAAGATAACACATTTTATACTGCGGTTAAATCTTGTTACGAAAACGTGATAGTAAAATACCAATCCGACTTTCCTCTTTTTACCGTAGGTCGTACTACCGATTTTCGTATCAACAAATATGACAAGGGTGGATTTATGTCTAAACATGTAGATAATATTCATCACAGTCACGGCCAACAGTATGGTTATCCTCAAGTATCTGCATTATTATATCTTAATGATGATTATGAAGGTGGCGAGTTTTATGTAGCAGATAAAAAGTTTTGCCCAAGTAAAGGGTCTGCAATTATATTTCCATCTAACTTTATGTTTCCTCACGAAGCAAAAATAGTTACTAAAGGAACAAGATGGAGTATCATAACATGGTTGATGTAAAATGCATATATCTAAAAAGAACGAAGTATATTTAGTTCTAGATGACCTAGACCCATCAACAAAACAAGAACTAACAGAGTTCTTTACGTTTGAAGTGCCTGGCGCTAAATTTATGCCACAGTTTAAAAATCGTATGTGGGATGGTAAGATACGACTATTTTCACCAGCTACAGGACAAATATACGTTGGGTTGCTTTCATACATTAAACAATATTGTTCAAGAAACGGAATTGATTATACATTTGAAGATGGAGTAGAAGATGAAAGAAAGATTGAACGAGCCGTTGTCTCAGGATTTGTTAAATCTCTTAAGCCAAAGTCAAGAGGTAAATCCCTTAAAGTTCGTGATTATCAGATTGATGCCGTACACCACGCTGTTAGCAGACATCGTGCTTTGTTGCTCTCTCCCACTGCTTCTGGTAAGTCATTAATAATATATTCGTTAGTTCGTTATTACAAAATGATGGGAGTGAGAACTCTAATATTAGTTCCAACCACTTCACTAGTAGAACAAATGTATACTGACTTCGAAGATTACGGTTGGAGCTCTGGTACGTACTGTCAAAAAATATATCAAGGTCATGACCGCAAAGTAACTAAGGATGTTGTAATATCAACATGGCAATCTTTGTATAAGATGCCAAAGAAATATTTTGAAGATTTTGGTTGTGTTATTGGTGATGAAGCACACATGTTCAAGTCTAAATCGCTGACAGGGATTATGACTAAGTTACACCAATGTAAGTACAGATTTGGACTCACAGGCACCCTAGATGGAACGCTAACGCATCGCTTAGTACTAGAAGGTCTATTTGGTACTACTGAAAATATAGTTACCACTAAAGAGTTAATAGACAGGAAAACACTTGCAGACTTGACCGTTAAGTGTATTGTTTTAAAACACAAAAACATTCGCGAAAGAATGACGTATGCAGAAGAACTAGAGTATTTAGCTACGAATGAGAAACGAAATAATTTTATAGTTAATCTTCTGCAACATTTAGATGGCAATACACTTTGTCTCTTTCAATTAGTTGAAAAACATGGCAAACCATTATACGACCAAGTTCAAGAAACAATAACTGATAGAAAAACATTTTTTGTATATGGTGGAACAGACACATCAGAAAGAGAAGAAATAAGAGGGACTGTAGAAAATGAAAAGAAATCAATTATACTTGCAAGCTATGGTACATTTAGTACTGGTATTAATATTAGGAACATTAATAACATCGTGTTCAGTTCTCCAAGTAAAAGCAGAATTCGAGTGCTCCAAAGTCTTGGACGAGGTTTGCGTAAGACCGATACTAAAAATTCCGTTTTGATATTTGATATTGCAGACGATGTGTCTCATAACAATAAACGTAATTTTACATTAAATCATTTTTCTGAAAGAATAGCTTTATACAATGAACAACAGTTTGATTACCAAATTAGTAAAGTACAATTGTAATCACATAAATATATATTTGAATGATTGATAAAAAAAAGGGTTAAAAATGGAAACAAATTATAAAGTCGTTAAATTAACAAATGGTGACAATATTATTTGTGAAGCTGTGGAACACGTTAACGAAACATATGTAATTAAAACACCTTTAAAAATGGAAATGATGCATGAAGATGAATCAAATCAACATGTAGAATCTCTACATCTTACTGCTTGGATTTCACCCTTTACAGAAAACACATATTTTGAAATTAAAGAAACTCATGTAATTGTTATAACAGAGGCCTCAATAGGACTGTCTGCTTATTATAAAAATATTGTCAAAAAACATAGTAAATTTGCAGAACAATTATCTGATGATTTAGATGAAATAGATAATATTGAACCGTCAGCTGAAGAACTGTTTGATGAAGAATATGAAGAAGCTTTAAATGGAACAGTTAATAACATATTTAAATATCATTAACTTAACCGAACAACATAGCTATGTTAACACATATATTTTGGCTAAGTCAAGTCTCTTTTATTTTTTATTAGTTACTTGACTTTTTCATGGCATTGTAGTATAGTATACTTCTAACTTGAAAAAGGAGTTGAGATGACAAAAGTTAAAAAGGCAAAGGGAGCGCATTATGTAGAAAATAAAGTTTTCCTTCAAGCCATGACCGAGTGGAAAGCTGAGTGTAAAATAGCAGAAGAAAAACAAAAAGATTTGCCCAAAGAAGAATGGGTTAGAACACCAGTAACCAACTATATTGGTGAATGTTTTTTAAAGATTGCAACTCACTTATCATATAGACCAAACTTTATAAATTACACTTATAGAGATGAAATGATTTCAGATGGTATTGAAAACTGTTTGCAGTATTGTGGTAATTTTGACCCAGAGAAATCAAAGAATCCTTTTGCGTATTTTACTCAAATTATTTACTACGCTTTCTTACGAAGAATTGCAAAAGAAAAAAAACAAACTCATGTTAGAAATAAAATGATTGAAATGGTTAGTTATGAATCTTGGACAGTTAATGAAGGTGATACTAACCATTATAGTGTACAAGGCTTTGACCCAAATGTAATGTTGCCAGATGAAGATGTTTATAAACCTAAAAAGAAAATAGTAAATAGGACTAAAGGTCTTGAAAACTTTATGGAAGAAGATAAAGATGAAGATGAAGATGATGCAAGGATATAATTAATTTGAAACTTGCTATTATAACGGATACTCATTTTGGCGCTCGTAATGATAACCTTAATTTTAATGAATACTTTTTTAAATTTTATGAAAACACTTTCTTTCCAACTTTAAAAGAAAGAGGAATAACAACTTGTGTCCATATGGGCGATGTTGTTGATAGACGTAAGTTTATAAGTTTTCGAATTGCAAATGATTTTCGTAAAAGATTTATAAACAAGTTTAAAGAGTTGGGTATTGATTTACACATCATTATTGGCAACCACGACACCTATTACAAGAACACCAATGAAGTTAATTCAATGGAAGAACTTGTTGGTAAAGACAGATTTAAAATATACACAGGCCCAGAGGTTGTAAATTTTGACGGAACTGATATAGTCTTTATGCCTTGGATTAATGCTAACAATTATGAAGAATCCATAAATGTTTTGAATACCGCAAAGTCAGACATTTTGTTTGGTCATTTAGAAATCAATGGTTTTGAAATGCATCGTGGTCAGTTTGCAGAAGGTGGTTGGGATAGAAAATTATTTAGAAGATTTGATACTGTGTTTAGTGGTCATTTTCACCACAAGTCTGATGATGGTCAAATCTATTATCTAGGCACACCCTATGAAATTAATTGGTCAGATTTTCAAGACCCAAAGGGTTTTCATATCTTTGATACAAATACGAGAGAACTAGAACGCATAGTTAATCCGTATACATTATTTAGAAAGATATACTATGATGATACTCAAGAGGATTATACTAAACATGATATAACACAATACAAAGATCAATATGTAAAATTGATTGTTGTAAACAAAAAAGATTTATATGGTTTTGATAAGTTTGTTGACAGACTTCTTTTAGCAGATGCATATGAAGTCAAAATTATAGAAGACTTCTCAGAGTTAGATGCTGAGAATGTATCAGATGATATTGTAGAAAATACAGAAGATACAATGACATTACTGGAAAAATATATTGACCAGTTAGACGTTACGTTGAGTAAGGATCGACTCAAAAATACAATGCGATCTCTTTATAGTGAAGCACAAGATTTAGAAATTTAAGGGAAATAAATGGAATATATTTTAGAAGCACTTAAAAAGAAATACGAAGGTGACATTGCAGTTGCAGGTGCAAACGTAGCAGTGTACACCCACAATGCAGCTGGTATTGGAGAACATTCGAATATTGTACAAGCAGTTGATGAACAAATTGCTTTGATTGCTGAGGCCGAGGACAAGTTACATATTCTCGAAAAATGGGACGTAGGACAAAAAAGATTTATTGATTAGACAATGATACATTTTGAGACTGTGAAGTGGAAGAACTTCCTGTCAACTGGTAATACCTTTACGGAGATACAGTTAGACAGAAATAACACCACCCTTATTATTGGCGAAAATGGTTCTGGTAAATCTACCATTCTTGATGCGTTGTGCTTTGGTCTATTTGGGAAACCATTTCGTAACATCAACAAAGCGCAGTTAATAAATTCCGTTAATGGAAGTTCAGCTGTAGTTGAAGTTAAGTTTAGAATTGGCTCAAAGAAAGTCAAAGTTATTCGTGGCATCAAACCAAACATATTTGAGATTTACGTTAACGATAAGATGTATAACCAAGATGCTAACAATCGTGATTATCAAAAATATCTTGAACAACAAATCCTCAAACTAAACTATCGTAGTTTTACACAGGTTGTTATTCTAGGTTCATCTACCTTTGTTCCTTTTATGCAGTTAAAAGCAAGGCATCGCCGAGAGGTTGTTGAGGAAATTCTTGACATTCAGATTTTCTCTTTGATGAATATGCTTCTTAAACAAAAACTCAAAACTATTTTTGACGATATTCGTGATATAAATTATCAATATAATTTAACAGAAGAAAAAATTAATCTTCAAGAAAAATATATTGATGAGGTGTCTATGCATAAAGATAATCTTATAAAAGAAAAGACTTCTTTAATAGACAATAATAATCAAGAAATATTTAAGAAGAAGTCAGACATTAATTTCTTCATGAAAAACAATCAGGAACTTCTTACTCAAATTACTGATAGTGATAAGGTAAACACAAAACATAGCAAGCTGAAAGACATTCAATCACAGTTAAAAGAAAAACACAGGTCACACACAAAGCTTGTTGGATTTTTTGAAAGCAACGAAGATTGTCCAACCTGTCAACAACATATTGATGAAGTTTTTAAATCATCTATGATTGATAAAAAGAAAGGTGAAGCAGACAAAGTTGATTCTGGAATGAATGAGCTCAAAGGTGAACTGAAAAAAGTTTTAGACCGACAGAAAGAAATTGGTAATATAAGTGCTAAGGTTCGGGAAAATGAAGTGCATGTTGCAAAAGAAAATAGTTCTCTTATACAACTTGAAAAATTCAATGCTACTTTACAATCAGAGATAAAACAATTAACCAGTGGTAAAGTTAATAATAATGACCATGATAAATTGACTGAGATGAAAGAAACTTTATCTGGCCTTGATATGCAAAAATCAAAACTGCGTGAAGAACAAACATACAGTGAAGCTTCAAAAAATATGTTGATGGACACAGGAATAAAAACTAAAATCATCAAACAGTATTTGCCTGTGATGAATAAGTTAATCAATACCTATCTAACATCAATGGAGTTCTATGTTAACTTCACGTTGAATGAAAACTTTGAGGAAACTATAAAGTCACGTTATCGTGATGAGTTTACCTATGCATCATTTAGTGAAGGTGAGAAGATGCGTATTGATCTTGCACTACTCTTTACTTGGAGAGCAATCGCAAAAATGAAGAACTCAACAAATTGCAATCTACTTATTCTAGATGAGATATTTGACAGCTCACTTGATGGAACAGGAACAGATGAGTTTCTAAAAATTCTGAATACATTGGGTGATGAGAATGTGTTTGTGATTAGTCACAAGCAAGATATACTGGTTGATAAATTCAGAAGTACAATCAAATTTGAAAAAAATAGGAACTTTAGTCATATCAGTATATAAATTAAATTACCCATAATATCAAATCCCTTTATTATCAATAACTTATAATATGAATAATTTTTATTATATGTATAATTTCGCTTGACAATACCTGCCCCATTTGGTATAATGTATATATGATGAAAAATAAATCGATAATTGCAAAACTCCTCGCTGAAGAGGATATCTTCGTTGTTTACAAGAAAATGGAAACAGCGTATTTCAACCCTAAATCACGCGAATTAGGTCTGCCCATCTGGAATGATGAGATGATGACACCTAATATTGAGGATTTGATGGTTTGTCATGAGATTGCTCATGCACTCTGGACACCCCTCGATATGCTTGAACAAGCTAGAGTTCGTAAAATCAGTCACTCATTTGTAAATATCATTGAGGATGTTCGTATTGAACAAAAAGTACAGGAACGCTATCGTGGTTCTGTTGCAGTATTCAATCGTGGGTATGATGATTTGGCTGCTAAAGATTTCTTCGGTATTGACGACAAAGATGTTTCTGAATTGAACCTGATTGACCGTATTAATCTGTTCTTCAAGATTGGTAGTCGCAAACAAAAAATTGAATTCTCTGATGAAGAAAATGTTTGGGTTAAAAAAGTTTCTAAATGTAAAACACCTGATGATGTTCTTAATGTTGCTGAAGAACTTTACAAGTGGATGAAAGAAAATCAACCAGAAGAAGAACAAGAAGAAAATTCTCCTGATGATTCAGCAGAAAACTCTGATGAATCCAACGACACAGACTCTAATACTTCATCTAGTGAAGAGGGTGAAGAAGTCGAAGGGGGCGAAGAAAAAAATGCATCAAACAATGCTGGTTCTGACAATAATGAAACTGGTGGTGAAGAAACTGGTGGTGGTAAAACTGGTAATGAAGAAACTGAACAAAGTAATGATAACGATGATATTACAACTAGTAATGGTTCTGGTGGTAAAGGTGATATAACCGCGGCAACCGATACTGATGTCAACAACGCAATTGAAAAATTGATTGATGAAAATGCTACTGATCGTGTTTATGCAAACATTCCAGATATTTCTGGTGATGATATCATTATAAAATATGATGATATTATTAAAGAGGCTAGTAATTTTTATAAATTAAATAAGTCAACAGATGATCCTTTTTATTCAAAGACTAAAGAAGCAGTTGTTAATATGAAAACAGATTCTAAAAAAACTGTTGCTTATATGGTTAAAGAATTTGAAATGAAAAAATCTGCTGACCAGTATGCTCGTGCTGCGGTTTCTAAATCTGGTTCTCTTGATATGAGACGGTTACACACTTACAAATATAATGATGACTTGTTCAAAAAAGTCACCACATTGCCAGGCGCTACTAATCATGGTATGGTTATGGTTGTCGATTGGAGTGGTTCTATGTATGAAAACCTTACAGGCACTCTGTCTCAACTATATAACCTAATTTGGTTCTGTCGCCGAACACAGATTCCTTTTGAGGTTTATGCGTTTTCAAATTCACATCGTGCATTATATAATGAAGATGGTAATATAGAAAATTATTTAGAATCCTTCAAAGCTGGTAATTTGGTTTTGGACAATATGAAACTTCTAAATTTCTTTTCCAACAAAATGACCGTTTCTCAGGAAATGAATATGATGCATTTTCTTTGGATGGTGGCTAATCAGTACGGTCACAATAGAAAGAATGATTATGGACTCCCATGTTATATGCCAGCAATATTCGGTCTTGCAAGTACACCGCTAAACGAAACAATTATTGCAATGATGGATATTGTTCCTAAGTTTAAAAAAGAAACTGGTGTCCAAAAGGTCAATACAATTTTCTTGACTGATGGTGCTTCCAATAGTAATCGCAATGTTCACGATCTGCGTTTTGATGAAAGGAAAAACGAACATTTCGAAGTTCAGAAATACCTAGGTTCTGATAAAGATGTAATTTTGACTGATCCTAAAACGCATAAAAGTTATGAAATAAAATCTCTGAATAGAATGACCGATACTTTATTGAAGATTTTTAAAGAACGTGTTAGGGGAATGAACCTAATTGGATTCTTCATTGCTGGTAGTGGTCGTTCAGGTCGCATTGATAAACGAGTTCTCTCTTATCACACTAATGTTCCTAGTTACAGCGATGAAATGACTGCTATTCTTAGAAAAGTGAACAAAGAAAAGTTCTATGCTGTTACTGGTGATGTTACTGGTTATGATGAACTCTATCTTTTGGCTGGTGGTGATTCACTCCAAGTTGAAAATGGTGGATTAAGTGATGACCTTCAAGGTGCTTCAAAGGCAAAACTCAAGTCTGCATTTGGTAAATCTATGAAAAGTAAGATTACAAGTCGCCAATTACTCAATAAATTTGTAAAGTTGGTTGCTTAATGATAAAAAAAGTTTATTTTGTCAGGGATATCAATGACTTACAACAAAGATTTTGCTTGACAATACTTGCCTCATAGAGTATAATGGCTATATTATGATGAAAAAGGAAGGAATAAATATGAATTTAACACCACAAAAAAAATTGTTTGTTGATACCGCTACCGAAATGTTTGGTGATGGGTCAGTAATTACAAATGCTCAAGTTAAGGAAGTTGCTGCAAAAGCAAAAGTTCCATTTCCTGGCTGGTTTCGTAAAGCTTGTTTAGTTGGTTACAATGCTTATAAATTACCTAGTGAAAGTGTCGCTCCTGTTTTTGCTGCGGCTCCTGTTAGTGCAGAATCATCAGTAGTTAATTTGATTGCGACAAATATGGAAAGACAAAATCTTGTTCCTGCTAAATTTGAAGGATTTGTTTCGTGGGGAAATTTTTCTCTGATTGAAAAAGTCGTCAAGTCTGGTATGTTCTATCCTATCTTTATTACTGGTCTATCAGGTAATGGTAAAACATTAATGGTAGAACAAGTTTGTGCGAAACTGAATAAAGAACTTATTCGAGTAAACATTACAATCGAAACTGATGAAGATGATTTGCTTGGTGGTTTTCGTTTGGTGAAAGGTGAAACTAAGTTTGTGCCTGGCCCAGTCATCGAAGCGATGGAACGTGGTTGCACGTTGTTGCTTGATGAGTGTGACTTAGGTTCAAACAAGTTACTTGCATTACAACCTGTACTCGAAGGTAAAGGTGTTTATCTCAAGAAGATTAATAAGTGGGTCACGCCTAAAGAAGGTTTCAATGTGATGGCAACTGCCAACACGAAAGGTCAAGGTTCAGATGATGGACGTTTTATTGGAACTAACATTCTTAACGAAGCGTTCCTAGAACGGTTTGCAATCACTATGGAACAACCTTACGCTTCACCTGCGGTTGAAACTAAAATTGTTCTGGGTGCTATGAAAAAATATGGTGTTGAAGATGTTGAGTTTGCTAAGAACTTAGTTACTTGGGCTGATGTAATCAGAAAGACCTACTACGAGGGAGCAGTGGCTGAGATAATTTCGACTCGCCGCTTAGACCATATCGCGAAGGCCTTCGCCATCTTTGGTGACAAAATGCAATCAATTGAATTATGCTGTGCTCGGTTCGAGCTCGAAACCAAGGAAAGCTTCATCGATTTATATACGAAAATTGACGACGGCGTGAATTTCGAAGGGAAAGATGTTGAAGTAAAAGAAGAGGAAGTTGTTTCAGAAGATGTTGCGGCATTCTAAAATTACTATCACGGCAAAAGGATAAATATATTATGAATCGTATTAATGAAGTTGACTTTGAAACTGCTTCCACTGAAGATGTATCATATGACACTGTGATGTCCATGTTATTATGGTTAGCTAAGTATTTTAAATCAAAGGGTTTTGGCAATCCCTTCAATTATAATCGTGCGTTTGAGTTTATACAGTC